TTTGAGCTTGATTACTACTGGGATGGCAACGTTTGTCATGTCGGCAAGGTACAGCACGACTTAACCGATACACCTATTAAATATGGTTGTAGTGATGCTCTTATATCAGTATCAAAGGAGAATGCAAACTATAAGATAGTTGATATGATAACAGGTTACGGTTCGTCCGACAACCTGCCATATTACTATCCTAATGATGATGAGTTTGGTGAAGCAGTATTCAATACAGAGAATATCAGCAAGGATAAAGTTAGTGTAGATTTGTCAAAGTTCCTTAAAGGTTCAAAATATAATGACGTACTTGTTCTGTACAAGAGTAAGTATGGACAAAAATATTCTGCAAGCATTGACTCTTCGTTGTTTGGTTTAACGAGAAATACAGAACCAGAAAACTTAACGCTAGCAGATAACCAGACAAATCCTACTGTAACATGCTCATTTGGATTTAGCTTTTATGTTAAGTTAATCAAGGGTCAGATTCTTGACTTTACGAAGTTGTCTTTTAAATTTGGCATGCTTGATTCTCTTACACATAAAGATAACATTACAGAGATAACGGCTGCCTACAAGGATATATATCTTAGCAACGGAAACGATATTATCACCATAACCAAAAAAACTGTTTTTGGAGATAACTGCAAATATCCTTGCGAGAATGATGGAGAGTACAAACTCACAATTTGGGCAGAATTTTCATACAGATGTAGAGTGTTTAGAAATGGTAATGGTGTTACTGATTATTATGGCGCAAATAGTTGGAATGCATCATTTAGTGGCAATATAGGATTGTTGTATGAGCCTACATCAGAATATGAATGGAAAAATGAAGACAAATATATACCTTACGGTGAGTCTGGTATAAATATAAGAGAAATCAGTGGAGCAAATTGCATTGAATACGATTATCAATTCTTCAAAGATGATAATAGATACGGATTCAATAAGGTTTATAGTGGAACTGATGATAATGCAACAAAGGTAGTTGTTACTGATAGAGTATGGATAGCCCCATCATCGGTACTTATGCCTTCGATATACCGCAATACGAAAGGTGCAGAGCGTTTTTTCTACGCTTTGAATAACGCCCATAAATTGCCTAGTGGCAGTGGATATTACGAGTTTGTAAACTTGTATAAGAAAGGAAATCCTCATCAAGGAACTGTTACTTTTGATGATATAAAGCCAACTATCAATGGAATTGTAAATGCAGAAGGACAGTTGTTTGGAGAGATTGCGGATGTTGCTTTTGATAGTGCTGATAGTGATGTAAAGGATAGCGATGGAACAACATATATACATCAATATTTCTACATCAAACTACACAAGTTTAATGGAGAGTTTGGCTTTGATTTATTTAATCATGTCCTAGCCAAGGAATCTGCAAAGATTAATCTCATCAAGAGTAACGGATGCCCTGCATGTTCGTTTGTGATTTACAACAAGCCGAGTGCTGACAATTCAAAGTGTTACAACTGTGTAAGTGTCGATGAAAATGGAAACTTAAAACAAGTTCGCACAGATAAGAATGACTACATATTTGCTAACGCTAGCGATGCTTACGAAGATAAGCTAAACCAAGATTCAACTCAGAAAGAGCTATGGATTGCGGTTCAAAAGGACACATCAACACTAGGTATCGTAATGCCAAACGCAAGTGCTGGATTTAAACCGCAAAAGGGAGATTTGTTTGTTATCACAGGCATTAAACCTCCAAAGGTTCTTGTAACGGCTGCAGAGAAACGACTCGATGATGCTATTATCAAGCACATGAGTGAAAACAATACAGACCAATTTAACTACTCTGTTAAGTTTTCTCGCATATTCTTACAAGAGAATCCTGACTTTGCAAGTAAGTTAAACGAGAATGCAAAGCTGTCAATACAAATACAAGGCGATTCTGATAACGATGGAAATCTTATTAGTCACGAAGTTTTTGTCAGCAACTACTCAGTAAAGGTTGATAACGAAGAGCTAGCAGAAGTTGAAATTGAGCTTGTAAATTCGTTGGAAGTTACAAAGAGTGACACAAAGCAGATTATAGATGCAGTAAAAGGAGAAACGGTTAAATCGCTATCTGGCATGGTTGGCGGTAATAATACAAACAACTTTAATGCCAGTATAACCGATAAGATGTATCTATCTAAACTGACAGACGATATAGCTAACGGCACTATCACCTTTGAGAAAGTGCAGAAGTTCGTGCAAGGCTTCTTCCTCGGTCACTCAAATGAGTTTAGCATAGACGGAAGTGGTAACGCTATCCTCTCTAGTGTCTTGGTGAATCTCTTGAAGTCTCTCGACTTTAACGAAGCAGAGCAGAGCGGTTTTGCTATTAAGCAACGAAGCGATGGAAAGTATCAGATGTTGCTCACGGACTTGATAGTGTGGGGTAAGGCGATTTTCAACACCCTCTTGATTCGTGAACTTAGCTACGTTGGAGGAAACATCGTCCTCTCCCCTGCTGCTGGCAAGATAAACTGCATCAAGGAAGTATATAGCGAGACAACGAATGAGCTGATTGGTTGGAAGTGCTATCTCCTCGCTGATGATGGAACGACCGCAACAATCAATTCATTCAAGGTGGACGACCAAGTGCGCTGCAAGACGTTCAATATCAAGGCTGGTGTCTATGAAAACGTCAGCAACAAGGACTACTGGAGAATTGTCACTAAGGTGTCAACCGAGAACGAGGCAATCACCGATGATGAAGGTCACGAACTCTATGACGGCAAGAAGTTCGCTTGGATTCAGATAGCGAAGGACAACTGCATGGAAGGCTCGGATAACCCTGCCGCAGGTGATACCATCGTCCTCATGGGTAACAGAAGAGATACGAGACGACAGCATCTTCTGATGATGGAGACAGAGGGTGATTCCGCGCCTACATTCACTATGTACCGAGGCATCAACTCCTACTTCCTCAAAGGCAAATCCATCTTCGATGTAGGATTCAACGGCATCAACATCGTGTCTAAGTACTACCACATGACAACCGTTGACGGAGAGAAGATTTGGACACCTATCTATCGGGGCGATTGGAAGGAAGGTACGGAATACGACTACTACGATGAGGTTACATGGCTTGGCACAAGGTGGCTCTGCATCGTCTCAGAAGGGCAGACTACAACTGCTGAACCTAGCGAGGACTCGCCTTACTGGAAGGCAACGACCGCAATACAACGAAATAAGCTTCTGATTGATTTGCGTGGGCAAGACACCCTTGATTGGGGCGAAACGATTGATGTCGTATGCTCAGTTGTCCGTGGTGATTCTATTGTTGACACATCAAGCGGTTGGGATTGGAGCGTAGAAAGAGATAGCGGCAACAAGCAGGAAGATTCGGCATGGAACGCCACATCTAAGGCTCAGAACTTCAAAGGCACTATCAATATCGCATTTACTGAGAACGAGAATGACCTTGGAGCTGAGAATAAGAATACTTTCGGTGTCGTGTTTACCTTTAAGGCTTGGCAAATCGGCAACAAAACCAATGAAGTTTCTGCAACACTGAGTGTATGATGATTTGATTTACGAATTTATAAATAATTTTTAATTATGGCAAATAAGAATTTAGGAACGGCAGATGTCGCATCATCCGTACAGCAGACGGATAGTGTACTAGTCGAAATTGGTGGTGCTATGAGAAGAGTAAAGGTGAAGGACTTATCAAGAAGCCTTAACCTTTCCATCACTTCGCCAGAGGTATACGCATACGGCATTGAGTTCGATGTAACCGTAAGCTCAACGGCTGCAACGAGAATCGGAAACATGAGTATGCACAGAACATTGCCAGTGCAGACTTTGATGAAGGGATGCTTGCTCGATGATGATGGTAACGTGGTTGACTATCTCGACCCACAGGACTGGACTAAGGCTACACGTGACGGAAGCCGAGGACAGGTAATGGTTGAGCTGCCAGAGTATTATGAAAAGTTCGAGACGGATGGAAACAAACGCAGGGCATGGATGAGCCTTGAACCTTTGGCAGGTTTCCGCAAAGTTCCGAAGCGTTACGTGAGTGCCTATCAAGCATACGTCAAGAATAACAAGCTGTGCTCTATCGCTAGTGTGTTGGCATCATCCAATATCAGCCGTACAAGATTCCGCAATGCGGCAAGAGCAAGAAAGACGGGTAGCGCAGAATGGAACTGCCATATTTACGATATTCAGAGAGAACTTTATTGGCTCTTTGCTATTGAGTATGCCCAGTTGTCTTGTCAGACAAATTACAATGCTGCTCTGACTACCGAAGGTTATCATCAGGGCGGTCTTGGCAGTGGTGTTGTTGGCGTAGATTTGACTAAATGGACTACATACAATGGAAACAACCCATTTGTTCCTTGCGGCACGACTGATAGTCTTGGCAACCGAAGCGGTGTTGTTACCTACGACACTGGTACGAAGAATGGCGTTACTCTCGGTAAGGTAAGCGTTAACAGATACCGTGGTATCGAGTGCCCATTCGCTCATGTTTGGCAGTGGACTGACGGCATCAATATTGAGGTACAGGCAGGTGATAGCGGTGTCAGCAAGGTATATGTATGCCGTGACCCTAAGAAATTCTCTGACACAGGATATAACGGATATACCTATGTCGGTAATGAAGCAAGGACAGAAGGTTCTGTTACGCAGATTACCTTTGGCGAATATGGTGACATCACGGCGAAGGCTGTTGGCGGTAGCGATAGTAGCTATCATGGTGACTACCATTACACTAACATACCTACCGCTACAACTCTACGTGGCGTTCGCTTTGGCGGTCGTGCGGATAACGATTCGCGCTGCGGCTTCGTTTTCTCGAGTTCGCCTGACGTTCCCTCGGCCGCGAATGCGGCTGTCGCCTCTCGCCTTTGCTTCCTACCTGCTGCATAGTCGAAGCGACACGGCACGTTACACGCCCTATGCCGCCCGCCATTTATTGGCGGCATAGGGTGATTAAAAAAATAGGTTTAACATTAAAATAATAGAAATATGGCAGACAATACAAAACAAGACGACGGAAGTCTTGCATTCTTGAACATTCCTCGCAATGAGAACAGCCGTTCATTCAACTGCAAGGAAGTAAGTCAGAGCAAATTGGTGAATACATCATTTTGGCTGATTGATTTCATGGAGGATATTCCGACAAGATTCTCTAAGCAGAAAGGAACGAAAGGTCAGACCTTGGTGCTTGTGAAGCGAAATCTTGAAGACCCAGAGAGTGAAGCGATGAAGTTCTTCACAGGCTCACAGGATATACTCTATATCTTGCAGGAAATAAAGAAACGGAATGCCTTTCCTCGCAAGGTGACAATGCGAGGTAACGGAAACCGATATTTCGTAGAATAAAAGATATTAAGGTTGATGATTCCTAACGTGGCGTTCACTTTGGCGGTAATGCGAATAACGATTCGAACTGCGGCTTCGTTTACTCGAATTCGAATAACGTTCCCTCGGACACGAATGCGAATATCGCCTCTCGCCTATACTTCTAAGGTTAAAATATTATTATATGGGAATCATAACCGCACCTCTTGGTGAAAAATTTAGGAACTCAGAAACGTGTTGGTAGGTATCGGCAATATCGCTGATAGTCGAAGACTCGGAGTAAGGAAGCAAAATAGTAAAAAGATGAAAAGGATTGGTTATCTCTACGAGAAAATCATATCAATGGATAATCTCAGATTAGCTGACGAAAAGGCTAGGAAGGGAAAGAGAAATACCTATGGTGTGCGAGTGTTCGATAAGAATAGAGAGGAAAATCTGTTGAAGCTGCATGAGATGCTGAAAAATAAGACGTTCAGAACATCAAAGTATGACGTATTCACCATCTATGAACCGAAGGAAAGAGTGATATACAGATTGCCATACTTTCCCGACAGAATCGTTCATCATGCGATATTGAATATCCTTGAACCTATATGGCGCAGCGTATTCACATACAACACATATAGCTGCATCAAGGGAAGAGGAATAGAAGGATGCGCAAGAAGGGTTGGTGAGATTATAAGAAGGCATCCTATTGACAGACCTCTGTATTGTTTGAAGATAGACATCGTAAAGTACTATCCTAGCATCGACCATGAGGTTATGAAGAGAATTATCAGACGGAAGATAAAGGACGCTGATGTGCTAAATCTCCTTGACGAGATTATAGATTCTACAGATGGATTGCCGATAGGTAACTATTCAAGTCAGTATTTGGCTAATCTTTATCTTGCTTACTTCATGCACTGGGTGAACGAAGTGCTGAAAGTTGAGAGTACAGAATATGCCGATGATATAACATTCTTTGCGGAAAATAAAGAAGTATTGCATAAAGTTCGCAAAGCTATCAAATGCAAGCTCGAAGGAGAATTGAAGCTAAAGATTAAAGGAAATTGGCAGATATTCAAAATCGGCATGAACAGATACGATAAAAGCGGTCGTGCATTGGACTATGTAGGCTATCAGTTCTTTCGCAAACAGAAGCTTATGCGTAAGAGAACGAAACAGAACCTATGTAGGGAAATGAAAGCCGCAAGAAAGAAAGGAATCAAGGAGGATGCACTGAAGATGAGGATAAGCCCTTGGCTAGGGTGGACGGCTCACAGCGATAGCAGACATCTGTTGGAGAAGATAGGTGCGTTCCACGATATACATAATTATAACTTTAAAAAGATTGCGATATGAAAGTAATTTACGACAATGAGCCTTCTGTATTGGAGGCAGTAGGAAATGGTAGTCACCGTTATCACTACGACATCAAGTCGGTGAAGGCAGAATCAACAGAGAAGTCTTCGGGTACAGAATCAAAAACTCAGTACGAGTGCCAGGAAGTGATTGTGTGGGAACCTCTCACATCTAACAAGATTACCGAAGCGGTCATTGCTGATAAGTGGGATGGTAATCAGGAACAGAAGCTCATCAACGAATATAATGCTATTCAGCTTGGCATCACTACTGATAAGGAAGAGATAGCCATCAAGACTGCTGCTTACAAGGAGTTCCTTGCAGAACGAGTAAGATTGAAGGCTATCGTTGATGCCGACTGTAAGACGCTCGGAATCGAGTAACGTGATTGTTCAACACTTATAAACAGATAAGATATGAGAACGGAAAAGAAATTCATGCGGCGCAGATATGCGCCATTGGTTACTGGATGCTCGCTGACATGCACAACCCCAGAATCGCCACTTACTCAGCTCTATAGTGGTGGCGAATGGCAGCCTAACCGAGAGGGTACGGCAGCAGTTCCTTGCGGAATCTGCCCTGTCGTCAGCGCATCAGCAAGGGATGGCAGTTGGCAGGGTAATACTAGAAGTAACGCCCATCTGTCACAGATGCAATGGTATGTGGACGGGCAGAAGATTGAGAGCGTATCAAGCTGGAATGGAAAGTACTCTATCATTACGAGTGGAGACAATAAGGGAATGCTTATTATCAAGCGCAATATCGGTCTGAATGAGCGTGTAAAGTTGCGTTTTGAGGGTCAGTTGCTCGACTTCCGTAATAATGAGCTTGTGCCAGTAAAGAGTGATGAGAAAACGCTCTATACAGTTCAAGCCGCACAGGATTCATGGAGTGTAGAAACAGACTATCCGCTTAACCTCATGTATTCCTGCATTGATGATAACATGCTCTTGCATGACTATCAAGTAAGTCACGGAATTGCATCATCACTCTCTGAGCAGCAGATTAATGACGGAGAGCAGTACCTTCGCACGGCAGCAATAAGAGTGCGCAAGGGTAAGGAGATTCAGAAAAGCGGTTATACATTGGAACTCTACCGTACAGATAGCGGAACTGAGGTGAAGATGAGCGTCGGTTATGAGGTACAAGCATTATTCCTTACAAGTATGACCCTTGATTTGCGTCTTGTACCTAATGCAGCCACTTATCTCCTTAAAGTGCTTGTTGGCGGTAAGGTGGTTTGCATGAAGACTATCTGCACAGTCAACAGATTGCATAAAGCTATATCAGTAAAGCCTAGCGTTGAGAGCGATATTTATCCAGATACGGATATTATGTATCAGGAAGCTATTGTAAAATGCAAAGACCACGATGTACCTTGTGCCGAGAACGTGATTAAGATGGTGCTGCTTGGCACAACCGCTTACGAGACTGATGTGAATCTCGGAGAAGGAAGAGGGGTGTTCTTCCGTCTATCTGACCTCACGATGGGTGACACACAGAAAGATAACTACGTTGCAACTGTCTTCGATTACGACTACAAGGAAGAATATAAGGTTGCTACCGATGCAAGCGGTAACGTATACACAGATGAGAACGGCAATCCGTTTATCTTTAACTAGAAGAATATGAGATACGTGTTAGCAGATAATGAAAAAGCTATCTTGGCTGGATTTGATGTGATTACGCACAACGTCATTGATATCGAAGGAGAAAGCAAGATGGTTATCACGGAGAAAGGAATGATGGACACATCGTTGCTTGTCGGTGATAAGAGTGAAAGATTAAAGCAACTCAAAGGCACTATGTTCGATAGTGCAAGAGAGTTGGAAGAGTATTTAATGAACTTTAAAGGTTAAATTATATGAAAGGAACATTATCAGGAAGTATCACACTGAAGAGATTAAAAAAGGGTGTGAACGTAATATTGAGCATTGATACTGAGAATGCAGCTCTCTATCAAGGTTGGAACGATAAGACATCAATCCCAGTACCTAACTTTCAGACACCAGCAAATCAGCCTATCCTCGTTCCAAAGGCTGTCGCAACTAACGGACAGACTGCAAGCATTACAAACGGAACATGGTATTACAATAACACCATGTTGGTAGTTACAACTACGGCTACATCGGAAGGTTTCTACAAGTGCAGCGATGCTCGATTTGCCATCAACCCATCCAACTATAAGTTGAGAATCATTGATAATATTGCATCGGCTAGCAATACTAGCAACGATATGTTTACTTTTAAGTGTTCGGGCGAAGCCGCTAGCACAAGTTACGAATCAGATGCTACCGCAGAGCTTCACTTGCAGATAGTTGGTAGTAGTGCGGCAGCTCTGTATATTGAGGGCGCTTGTACCTTATCTTTGGCAAATCCTTCGGCAAATCTTAAAGCTAGGTTCTTTATTGATGGAAATGAAATTACAATTGGATATTCATACCGCTTCTTTAATGAGAACAATAAGACTTTGCAGGACAGCACATCAATAGAGTTTACGGCTACACGTGACATGATTGATGGTATTGGTGGTATCTACTGCTCGGCATACAAGACTGGCGATAGTGAAAAGACAGCTCTTGCGACAGACTTCCACAAGATTACCGATATTGGCGATGAGTATGAGCTTGAAGCTTCGTGCGATAAGGATTGGGACGGAACTAATAAGCAGATAGTAACCGCTCATGTATACCGATTTGTGGCAGGTGAAAAGGGTGAGGAAATCACTTCAACTCTTAAAGGTACATTCACCCATACATTCGCCAGCTCTCTGAAAAATACAGAGCTTGGAACTAAGACAGGTGTATCGGTAGAAGTCGGTACGGAAATTTGGGGTAAGATAGCTAACGATAATGAGGACGTAAGAGACTTCATTAGTTACAAGGCATAATTAAAACCTACATGCTTATGTTGACAACATCATTAATATTACATAGGAAACCAAAGGACGGCACTGATGGTGTAGGCATCACCAGTGCCGCCGTGGTGTTTGCTCAATCTAAGAGCAGCACGAATCCTCCTGCTGATACAGATGTGTGGAAAACCAATGTCAAAGAACTATCATTGGTTGACGGCTACCTTTGGAGTGGTACAAAGATAATCTACTCCAACAAAAACATAGCAATTACAGGCAAGTATTGCATTGGCAGCACACGAGATTTTACAGATATTGAGGAATTGTATTACCTCTCTGATAGTGGTGACAAGATACCTACGAACGTAACGTTTCAGTCAAGCTTCAAGCCCGAAAAAGGCAAGTATCTTTGGACTTGCATCCGTTACCGATTCAAAGCTCAAAGCGGCTCGGCTGAAAACACGAATTGGGTATACTCTACCCCTACTTGTGCAGGCTATTTCGGTGATGATGGTGTTAGCGTTCAATCATCTGATGTTGTGTTTGCTATTAGCGAAAGTAAAACTACCGCACCAACTACAGGTTGGATTACCAACTTCGGCGGACTTACGCTTGCTGAAGGAAAGTATGTGTGGACTTGCACAAAGACTACACTGACCGATGGCGATTCTTACTATACAGGCGCATACTGCCTTGGCGAGTGCTATGACTTTGCGCCGGTAGATGAGTTGTACGCACTTGGCAGTAGTGCCACCAAATCGCCAGATATAGATTCTTCACTTGGTGTCAATATATGGCAATCGTCATATACGCCTAAGAAAGGTATGTATTTGTGGACTTGCGTCAGAGTTACCTATAATAGTAATAATATACCCTATTATCTCAACAAGAAATGCGTGAGCTACTTCCCGAATGATGGCGTTAATGGAACGAAGTTCACTCCAAAAGGTACTGCTTACGGTCATTATACAGCATCTAGCAAGATGCCGAAACCATCAGATGATGTATTAGGATTGCTCTATCTTGTTGATAAGGTGGACCATCCTATATCACCAGTTAATTCACCTTGCGTGGCTTGGTGGAGAAGCATTTCGGCTGGTTCGTATATACTTGCCTATGATGCTGCCGAAGAGGGTGATGCTTATAATGTCAATGGCACTCTGTGGGTACATAACGGAATCGTCTGGAAGAACTTTGGTAGCATTCAAGGACCGAAAGGCGATGATGGCGAGGATGCTCTGAATATCGAGTTATCTACGGATAAGATTCTGTTCGATTATTATGAAGGTAATTTCGACCCGCAAAATAAAGCTATCACGTTAGTTGTTAGGCAAGGTGGAAACGTTATCAAATCATCAGAATATAACGTAAAAATAGTATCTGCCCAGAACTTTGATATTAGAACAGGCAACAAGCTTACGATAGAAAAACAAGATAGTTCTTGTACGTTGAATTGCTATGCAAACGGTGTAGCTACTTATAGTTACACTTATGATGATGGAGCTTCTTTTGTAAGTTATCCTGCAAGTAGTTGCTCTATCAAAATCTCTGTTGAATACAATGGAATCACTTATTTCAAGGAGCTATCAATAGAGGTGTCTTTCGTCAGGATGTACGGAGGATTGGCTTATGACCTAGAATCACTATCATCTACATACGGAGAACTTGTTGGTGACAATGGTCGATTGAAGCAAATGGAGACTCAAATCTATCAGAATGCAAGAAATATAACATTGACTGCAAAAAGAACCGATGGGTTAGAGAATCAGTACTCTGAAATAAAGGTTCAATATGAGAGCATAAATATCAGCGTAGGAAAAATCAATGATGGATTGGCACGTACGGGAATCAATATCACCGATGGTAGTATTACCATGACTGCCAACAAATTCAAACTCTATAATAATAACGGAGACGAAACCTTTAGCACAGACGCTGATGGCAATGGAATATTCAAGGGAACTATCACGGCAACAGGTGGAAGTTTTGGCTCTTTCCAAATTACATCATATACTGATGGTAATAAGTTTAAGTTCTACGGAATGAGCGCAAAAACGGAAGGTACGACTATGATAGCATCGTCAACATTCACCGTTGATTATTATGGTCTGTATATAGGCTCTGGCTTGAAAGATAATGGTGGTTCTGTCTGGATAGGCAATAATGGCAGGAAGACTGATAACGATTTTAGCTGGGATGATGGTGTGATCAAAGTAGATGCTGATAATTCCGGAGCTACCAACGCTGAAATTAGCGGTATCGGTGTGAATGTAGTCGGCAATCCTAGTCATAGTGCAATCGGCATGAAGGTATCTGCTACAGGCGGTAAAAATAACTATGCGGTTTATGCTGAGAAAGGTGACTTTAGAGCTGTGAATGGTGCGTTTATCGGTGCTTTCTGTGGCAACGTAAATAAAGGCAACAATAGCAATAATGTTACAGATAGCTATACA